TATGTAATCCACCAAGACCAACATATTTTGATGGTAAAGTAATTGCACCTAAGAAATGGTTTGGTCCTAATCTAAACCATGATACTAAAGATCTTTTCCCACCTGATTGGATAGTAATATGAAGTTATCAATAGCAATGCCCACATGGGAGTCAAGAGGTAGAGGAGTAGAGTTTCTGGATGATATGTTCAGAACGATAGAAATACAAACCATGCAACCAGATGAGATTGTTATTTCAGATCATAGTGTCACTGATGATATAGAGAAGTATTGTAAGGATTATGATTTACCTATAAAGTATAAAAGGAATCCTGAGAAGAGAGGCAATGGTCCTGCTAATACTAATGAAGCAATCAAAAGGTGTAGTGGTGATATAATAAAGGTAATGTTCCAGGATGATTTCTTTTATGATGACGAAGCATTAGAAAAGATCTATAATTCATTTGATGATGATCATGACTGGTTATTATCTGGGTCAAACCACACTCAAGATGATGGTCACAACTTCTATTGGGACTTGTATCCTACATGGAATGATGGTATAATAGATGGTGTAAATACCATTAGCTCGCCAACCGTAATGGCAGCAAAGAAAAAAGTTTTTGATCAAATATTATTTGATGATAACTTGTATATGATGATGGACTGTGAGATCTATTATCATATTAAAAAAGAGTTTGGAGATCCTATATACCTACATGATGTGTTGGTAACCAATAGAGTTCACTCTGAACAACTATCATTAGAGTATAATGCATCAGATGATGCAGATGCTAAACTTGCTAAAGAAGTCACTTATTGTAAATCAAAACATTATGTCTAGATATCAAGAAGAAAATAAGCAACCAGAACCTAAGTTGCATACAAAGGATAAGTATTTTGATCCTCTGAATCCTCAGAAAGCAACTCCTATTTCTGCATTTCATCCAGAAGAGTATGCACCAAAATCAAAGAAGGATTTAAAGTTTAATGTACTTATAGTAGGTCATGGATATGTTGGATCTGCTGTTGCTTCTATCTTTAATGATGATGAAAAGACTATTATAGATCCAAGATATAATGATAATAAGATTAGTGATTTTACTGATAAAGAATTTGATGCTGTTTTTGTTTGTGTAGATACTCCTGAAGGTGATAAGTTTACATTATTAAATTCTGTTCTTGTAGAGTTAAATGAGCATCTGTTGCCAGGAACTGCTGTATGCTGCAAGTCTACTGCATCACCTCAGTTCTATTTACAAGCAGAAAAAGCATGTAGTAGTATAAGAGTTTTATTCTCTCCAGAGTATCTTAATGCTGTTGATCCTGTAAAGATGTTTCAAGAACAGAAGTTTTATATTATAGGTGGTGATCGACATGCAGCACACACAATTCATAAAATATTCTGGGATAGATTGCATCATGTTAAAGACGATAGTATTAGATTGATGGATATAAGAAGTGCAGCATTGCATAAGTATGCTGTAAACTTCTTCCTTTCTCTTAGGGTTACTTTCTTTAATGAATTATATTTACAGCATAAGATCCAAGGATGTGATAGTGTTTGGGAGACTTTTGTAGATGCTGTTGGGCTAGATGATCGAGTAGGTCGTTACCATAATAAAGTTCCTGGTAAAGATAGGAAGTTTGGATGGTCTAGTCATTGTTTAGATAAAGATGCAGCAGCATTTGAGGAATTTAGTGGTAGTCCATTAGTTAAGTTTATTAGAGAACTTAATGATTTTCATCGTGATTATGATGGTGGTAAAACCAAAGATCAAATAGAACTAACAGATAAACAAGAGAAAGATATAAAAGAAGTTATCGGTAACTCTGAAATACAGGACAGTGAATGAGAATTGCTGTTGTAACTTCATCAATTGGAACTAATAAGTTATTGGAACCAGTTCCATTTGATGGTGTAGACTATCATGCATTTACTGACCATTCCGAATTTAATGGGTGGCAGTTGCATGATATTGTTCCTTTCTCATCTGATCCTCATTTTAAGAATCGTAGAGATGCAAAAGTATATAAGGTTCTTCCGTTTGCATTCTTACCAGACTATGATTATTATTTGTGGGTTGACTCTACACATATAGTAGAAATTGATCCTCGTGAGATAATTGATACCTACCTTAGAGATAGTGATGTAGCAGTCTTTAAGCACCCTGAGAGGGATTGTATTTACATAGAAGGTGAGTTTGTAAAGCAGATAGGATTTGATCATGCAAATTTACTGACAGATCAACTTGATTTCTATAAGGACGTATGTTATCCTGAGCATAATGGTTTATATGAATTGCCAGTAAGAGTACAAAGAAATACTCTACTAACTCAACAGATGGGTTGGAAATGGTGGGAGCAGATATGTATGTTCTCATCAAGAGATCAAATAAGTTTTCCTTTTGTCTGTCATCAATTAGGTATCAAACCTTCTATAATGCCAGGTGTTGCGAATACTATAAGAGGTAATAAGTTTATGCCTCAAATTGTTATGTCTAATCATTCTAGAACCTGATGTGTAGTTTTTTATTTACTGATAAAGAGATTGATGATTTAGATTATACTAATCATTATATGAAATTCCGTGGACCAGATTCCACAAATCAAATAGAAGTTAATCAATATACTTTCATACATAATCTCCTATCAATCACAGGAGACTTTACAGAACAACCATTTATAGATCATGACGATGAGATAGTTTGTATCTATAATGGACAGATATATAACTATCAAGACTATGGTTACTATAAGTCTGATGGTAAGTGTCTGATTCCTTTGTATAAACAATTGGGACCAGACTTTATAAAAGAACTCGATGGAGAGTTCGCTATTGTCCTTGTTGATTTTAAAAATGATAAACTCATTATCTCTACTGACGTATTTGCTACAAAACCATTATGGTATTCTATTGGCAAGTCTGTCACTGTTGCTAGTTATGAATCTGCGGTAAAGTCCTTAAAGCATGTAAAACCTGAGAAGTTAGAAGCAAATACTTATAGGGTATATGATTTAGAGACAAGGGAACTGTTAGAAGAGAAGAGAGTATTTGATTTTGATTTACGTCAGTTCAGAACTAACTTTGACCATTGGAAGGTTGCATTCGAGAAGTCTATTAAGAAGAGAGCATCTGGTTTAAGAGAGAATATCTTTATTGGTCTTTCCAGTGGATATGATAGTGGTGGTATTGCTTGTCAATTAAATAAGTTGGACATACCTTATAAAGCATATACTGTAGTAGGATCTGAGAACAAGGATGTATTAGAGAAAAGATTTGCATTGTTTAATGAGAACTCTTCTGGTGAGTGCATACCAGATAATAGATGGGCATATAAGGATTATATCAATAACAATGTAGAAGAGTTTATGTATAGGATCTACTCATCTAGTAGTGACTATAATGAGTTTGGATTAAGACTCCAGGATGATAATGGTTCTTGTGGTCTTTCTATGGTATGTGATCGTGCTAAGAAGGAAGGTAAGAAAGTATATCTATCAGGTTCTGGATCAGATGAGATCTTCTCTGACTATGGATTTAATGGTGAGAAGAAGTTTATGCACAGTAACTTCGGTGGACTATTTCCAGATGACCTATCAACTATATTTCCTTGGGCTTCCTTTTATGGTAGTACTATGGTATCATACTTAGCAAAGGAAGAATATGTTGCAGGGTCTTATGGCATAGAAACACGTTATCCTTATTTGGATAAATATGTTGTCCAAGAATTTCTGTGGCTAGATGCTAGTCTGAAAAACTCTAAGTACAAATCAGTTCTTGACGATTACTTGACCACATCAAAATACCCATTTGAGCCTAATATTAAGCGAGGTTTTTAACCAATGACCACTACACTATCAAAGTCTGTACTGAGTAAGTATAAGAATGATATCTTTGTTGAGACTGGAACCCTATGGGGTGAAGCAGTAGAAGTAGCAATAGAGTGTGGATTTAAGAAGATCTATACCGTAGAGATTGATCCTGATAAAGTAAAGTTCAGTCAGCAGAAGTTTGCTAAAGAAATAGAAAGTGGACAAGTAGAAGTTATAGAAGGTGATACCTTTAAGGTATTCCCTGATCTTATTGAAAAGGTTGATGCACCTGCTACATTCTGGTTTGATGCACACTGGGATGGTGGTCCTGTAGGTGACTACAAGTGTCCTCTTCCATTCGAGCTAGAAGCACTTCTAACGCACCCAATTAAGACTCATACCCTATTGGTAGATGATCGTAGAATCTTTGGTCAGGCAGGGAGTAACTGGGGTGAGAACTTAGATGAAGAGTTGTTAATAGAAGCGATGACAGATATCAATAAAGATTATAAAATTTCTTTTGAGGATGGTTGCATCCCTGACGATATTATTGTTGCCCAGTTAGATGAAGTATAGTCTTTTTACCACTGCTAACAAATCCTATTATCCTTTCCTAGACATTCTCACAACTTCTGCTTTAGAAAACTGTGAGAATCTTGAGCATATCTATGTTGGAGATAGTGGATTAGATGATTTTATAGATCCTATATCAAAGAAGCGAGGGGTTATTACACTTCGACCTGCTTATGATGAGGTAGTAGGTGAGGAGTTTTCTGGTGTTCATTCCAAAGGATGGGTAGCAGCAACACAATTGAAGACCAGGATGCTTAAGAGATTATTGCAAATGATTGATTTTGATCATTCATTGATATTGATTGATAGTGATGTTTGCATACTAAAAGATCTTTCTGAGTATATTGATACTCAATATGATATGCAGTTTACTAGTATGAGTACTGGTGGACATACAAGAGCAGATGGTATCTTCATTCGGGACATTGCAAGTTTCTTAATTATCAATAACCAAGATGTTGGTAAGAGATTTCTTAAGCAATGGGTAGAAAGAATGGAAGACTTTGCTCAGAACGGAACACCTTATCCTCATGAGACTCCTGCAATGAATATGACCATTGCAGATAATGCCATGAATATGAAATTAGGTTTTCTGGATGAGATAGAAGTTTGTGCAGATTCTGAATTGCAGGATGATACTGCTTCTGTTCATTTCAAGAGTAATGGATCTACTAAAGATGATCCTATTACAAACTTTGAGAAACGTGTAATGTCTGTAAACAATCAAACATTGAATGATGCAGATTTTGGACAATACTTAGATGAAAAAAATTACTATGATTGGAAACTGAGTTATGCCTAAGAAAATTTACATACACTGTGACGGTGGATTTGGTAACAGATTTAATTCATTAGTTGTTGGTTTGTTAGTTGCAGAGAGAGGCAACTTCGATCCTGTAATACTATGGCCATCTACTAACTGGTGTAGATCAACCTTTAATACTATCTTAAAGAATGAGTATGAGGTAATAGAACAAGACCTTTCATACTTTGAGAAAGGAGAAGACTATCTATTTTTATCGCACGGTCAGTTTACTATTACTGAACCTGTTAAGCATCCAAGTTCATTTGGTTCATTGGATGATATGATGGATTATATTAGGATTGAAGGATCTGATAAGGATAGTATAGTTTATAATCATGATGCTATTCCTAAGTATGCATATGGTGAAGGTGGTTCATTGCAGAGGATTGTTAAGAGTTTAGAGTTTACAGAGGAGATAACAAGTAGAACAGAGGTATTCTTACAGCATTATAATGAAGAGTTCTCTGGTATACATCTAAGGAATACAGATTTCTATGGTCCCGATAAACCAAAGTATGATAAGTTAGAGGAGATGGTAAAGGACAATCCAGATACTCATTACTTTATTTGTTCGGATGACCAGGAACTAGAAGAAAGGTTTACAGCACATGCTAATGCTTTTGCGTTTCCTAAGAACAAGTACGTTGAGAAGTTAACTGATGATGGTCATTGGAGAGCAACTATTGAAGGTCCAGATGGAGAAGAGTATGCATTTAATATTGAGAGATCTGATGAAAGTGTAATAGAAGCAATGGTAGACTTGCTTGTATTGTCAAAATCTACTATAATACCTACATCAGAGAGTACCTTCCTGAAGACTGCACAACTAATACAAGATTCCAATGCCTGATAAAAATAAATCTGTTTTTAAGTTAAAGGATTTTGGTCCTGTATATTGCATCAATCTTGATGGTGAACCTAATAGATGGGAGTATATGGAGAATCAGTTTAAGGAATGGGAAGTAACTGATTATGAACGTATCTCTGCACATGATGGTAGGGAAGATGATCTAAGTGGTATTATAAAGGGTATGTACCCTACCAATATGTCATCAGGTGAGATAGGATGTACTACTTCACATCTTAAAGCTATGAAGCATTACTTAGAAACAAGTGATGCTCCTTATGCAATCATGATGGAAGATGACTGTGATCTATCTGTAGTAAGACATTGGACATTTACCTGGAAAGATTTTGTTGCACACTTTCCATATGATTGGGATGTAATACAAACAGCAATTATATGTACTGGTGATTTACATATCAAGTTACATAAGAGATTTGTAAATGATTTCTCTACTGCTTGCTATGTTGTTGCTAGGCATCATGCAGAGAAGTTAGTTAAGCATCATTGCAGAGGTAATAAGTATAAACTTGATCAAGGTGTGAAACCTAGACCAGTTGCAGACGACCTAGTATATAATGCAGGTAACACATATTCTATACCTTTGTTCTTATATAAGATAGAATTAGGATCAAGTATTCATCCAGAACATGTTGATTTAATTCATAAACAGAACCATGAAGGACTATGGAATTTCTGGAGAGGTGCAAATAATCTTCATACTATTAGTAGTTTGATGGATTATGATCCCTATTTGGGTCGGGTAACCGAATCTTCTAACAAATAAATGTGCCAACCACATAAGTGACTGTCATATATTGACACCTCTTTAATAATCTGGTATTATAAATAATAACGAATTGTCACATGTGCCAGTTCAATACATAACTTCATACAAAGGACTCGAACAATCGTAACCCTGTGTAGATGTAAGACAGATCCCATGTCGGGGATCTTATCATCCGCAGGGATTTTTTAGTCCCGTGCGAGACACTTAAAACAATCATGTCTATCAAATCAACAATCGCTGCTATTGCAGCATCTCCTTTCCTACTCGCTGGTGCAGCTTTTGCTGGTCCTTACGTGAACGTAGAGAGCAACCTTTCATATCCTGATGGAGATTACACAGGTGCTACTACTGACCTTGCTATTGGTTACGAAGGTTCAACATCTGAAGGAAAAGTTGCATATTACGTTCAAGGCGGTCCTGCATTCGTTCATAGCGAAGCTGCTGACGACACCGAGACTCAGTTCTCTGGTAAGCTTGGTGCTTCTCTTGGCGTTAGCGAAGATCTAGCAGTTTATGCTGAAGTTTCTGGAATCTCTGATGAAGATTCTTCTGGCGACGACATCATCAACTTCGGTGGTAAGCTTGGTGCTAAGTTCACATTCTGAACTGAAACCGTTGCTGATACCGCAACAGAAGAACTCTAAATAATAAGGAGTTCGAGATGGATCAGACCCTCTGCCTTGCAGGGGGTCTTTTTTTATGTTATAATATTTGAGTCGTAAGTTTCGCTACCTATGACTGCTGCATGTCCCTTTGGTGGTTTCAGACATGGAGGCGATAGGAAACCACCACCTATATAAATTGCCCTAAGCGGATCCAAATGAAAAGGCTTATCGCAGTAGCAGCTCTTGCTGCTCTCTCAGTACCTGGTTGTGCTCAAGCAAGAACCAGATTATCAGGAGCAGGAGCAACTTTCCCCTCCCCGTTCTATCAAAGAACATTTTCAGACTATTATAAAGAAACAAGAACCCAAGTAAACTATCAGGCAACTGGTAGTGGTGCTGGTGTAAGACAATTTCTTGCCGATACACTAGATTTTGGTGCTACAGATAAAGCAATTAAAGATAGTCACCTTAAAGAAGGTGATAGAAAAGTTGTACAGATACCTATTGTTGGTGGAGCAATAGTTCCAGCATACAATTATGACTGTGATCTTAAGATCAAACAAAAACAACTTGCTGATGTATATCTTGGTAAGATTACAGATTGGAAAGATCTTGGATGTGCTGCAGGTAAGATAACACCTGTGTTTAGATCAGATGGTTCAGGAACCACTGCTGGATTCACAAACTCTCTATCATCATTCTCTCCTGAATGGAAGAAGAAGGTAGGAACTGATAAAGCAGTAGCATGGCCAGTTGGTATAGGTAACAAAGGTAATGCTGGTGTTGCTGGTAATATAAGAACCACTCCTGGTTCTATTGGATATGTAAACCAAGCATTTATTGGTAAGGAAGTAAAGGAAGCATGGATTGAGAACAAGGCAGGAAACTTTGTAAAGGCAACTGCTGAAACTTCTAGTGCTGGATTAGCACAGATTGAGTTAGATGATAAACTCAGAGGTGCGAATGGTAATCCAGATGGTGAGAACTCTTATCCTATAGTTTCATTAACTTGGATACTTGCTGAACCAGGATACAAGACAGAAGCAATCAAACCATTGTTAAACTATATGTTAGGAGATGCTGCTCAATCAAAAGCTGACGGTCTGGGATATGTTCCTTTACCAGATAAATTGAAAGAAAAGGCACGTAATGCTGTTGATTCATTATAAGAACTTATGGGGGTCATAACGACCCCTTTTCATTGTTCGGATATCACTATTGTAAAGTTTCTTTACAACATTTAATATTTGCTATATAATTATGTTACGTTTCTTTACAAACGAATGACAACTTCAACATCCAGAAATATGGATCGTTACACAACTACTGAATATGGTAAGCAGAACATGTTTGCTTCTGAACCACCTATGCAGTACGTTGAGAACTATGAAGGATACTGGAAGAATGCAGAACAACTTAATGGTCGCCTAGCGATGATTGGTTTCTTTGCAGCAGTGCATAACTACATCTTATTTGGTGCAGTTATACCAGGCATCTTTTAATGAACAGGTCTCTTTACGCTCTATCCCTATTACAAATCTAAGAACAATGACTCCAGAAGCAGAAAAATTTAACGGTTGGATGGCCATGATTGGCTTTGTCGCAGCTATGGGTGCATACGTCACCACAGGTCAAATCATTCCAGGTATCCTATAATGAAAAATCAGAACATCTTTTTAAGAGCACAAGGTCGTGCAGCAATGTTGGGATTCATTCTATTGAGTGCATCTTATCTTGCAAATGGTCAAATCATTCCAGGTATCTACTAATGGCAAATCAAACTAAGAACAATGAAACAAATCAAGTTGACTTCTCCTTCGCTGAGAAGTGGAATGGTATTGCTGCTATCTTTGGCTGCGTCGCTGCCTTTGCTAGTTACAGCTTCACTGGACAACTTATACCTGGTGTAGTATAATTACTCAGTCCAAAACTTTACATAACTAAATAATTACTCGTAACTTTATCAGCAAACTCGAATAAATGAGCGAATTTCAGACAGCAGTAGATACATTCCCGATATGGAAAGCAGTTTTATGGATCTTTTATCCAATGGCTGCACTTGTGATGGTTGAACTACTGCTACGTGGATTCGATGACGATGATGACGATGAAGGTGGTAAAGGAATCAGAATCCGTCAACAGGAAATGGTTCCAGCATACGCACCTTCTGGAGCATGATTGATTTTTCACATCACTATTGGAGATTTGCTGAGAAATGGAATGGCCGTTTAGCAATGGTCGGAGTACTTATCCTAACTTTAAAAGCATGTATCAAATTATTTTTTTAACAGCAGTAGCAGTAACTGCATACACTAATGGTTTATCTTTCGTACTTCAATGATACCATTAGCAGTACTATTAACATCATTACCACCAGGCTCTAGAGATCTTGTAGAGTTTGGATTTTTTGTGACTGTTGGAATTACTGCAGGATCCTTGGGGTTGATATGATAAACCTTTTACATCATTGCACCTTTAGTTTATTCTTGACACTTGTAATTGGTGTCACTCTGTGTATAATAATAGCCACCCTCACCTTTGATAAAAATGGATGAAGATCAATTGAAGTTAAGGCAGCAAGTCTTAATGATCCTGTTTAGAGAATTTGGAAAAGGAAAATATTCTAATAGATCAATCTATAATTGTGCAGATGAATGGATAGGGAAAGGTCATAAGATATCAGCAGGGGTTGTCAGTTATTATAAAGCATACTATAATTCTCTTGATACTAAATAAATTACTTGCAGTCAAATCATGCAGAAAATTATAAATGTACTCGCTGTTGCGTCTTTCGCTGTATCTAGTGCCGTTGCTGTTAGTGGCGTATATGTATATGTCAACAGGGATTCCATCATTGATGGAGTTAAATCGAAAGTTATGGGAGGGTTTGCTGGAGGTGCTTTAGGTGGTGCTGGTTCTCTTGGTGGCGGTGCTCTTACAGGAGATGTAGGATTACCTCCTCAAGCACAACCACAAGCTGCAGCACCTGCTGCTCCTGCTCCTACTCCTGGATTTCCATCTAACTTCTAATTAAAACTTAAGGCGACTATATATTACTAGTTGCCTTATTTTTATGCCTGACGAAATAAAGGAAGAAGTAGTAGAAGAAGAACAACATGAAGAACCAAAGAAGAAAGGTCTCTTCGGTAAAGTAAAATCTGCTATACTACCAGATGCTGAAGAACAAGCAGCAATCATTAGTACATTTGTTCGCATTACTGTTCTTGCCTGGTCGGGTGGAATATTGACTTTAAATTATGTTGCCATTCCAGGTGTACCACAACAAAAAATTGATCCAACTTTTATAGCTTCGGTTTTTACAGGAGTTTTAGCTAGCTTTGGAATTCAGACCGCATCTAAGAAGGGTGACGGTACTATGAAAATGAATGGTAACGGCAACGGTGGTGGTAATGGTGGTCCTGCCCCTGCTACTGCAAAAGATATCGAAGCAATCTTAGCAAAAGCTGGTCCAACTCAAACTATTCGTATTGAGCAAGCACCTCTCAAAATAATTGGTGTTTCTGATACTGATAACAAAGAAACATTTAAAATGTAATCATGGAAACAATTATTAAAGATCTTCCTCTACCTAAAGAGGTACTAGAAGTACAAGACGCATTACCACTACCAGAACCAGAGTCTGGTGGATTGAATGGTGGAGAAATTGCTATCGTTGCAATTCTTGTTGGTGGTGCTTTAGCACTTTTAGCAAAAGCAAAATGCTCTAAAAAGAAATGAAAAAAGTTAAAGCAGGATTCGATAAAGTAGTCGAATGGGATAAGGCACTCATTAAAAAGTGTCAAGATAAGTTTGGATGGACAGACTATCAAGTAACTTGCATTGCTTTTGCTAAGGGATTTGTTATTGGTGCTATTCTCCTTTAATGGGTGACAACCAGTACGAATATTTTAAGAGACAGCATTACCTGGCAACACATATGGAACTAACTGAAGAGAATGTAATTAGAGTTTTACAAGATCTCATGCCTTACATTGAAGCAGATGGTGGGTGGTTAGAGTTTGTAGAGATAGAGCATGAAACTAATTTTGTTAAGGTAAGATTGGGTGGTGCATGTGAGTCATGTGCAATGAGTGCTATTACAATGAAGCAAGGTATAGAAAAGAAAGTGATGAGTGAAATTCCTGAGTGTTATGGAGTTATCCAGGTTCTCTAACTGAGTGTTGGAGTCCACACCAAACTAGGCAAAAATTACTAGTCTGTGCTATAAATACGTTTAGTATGGGATTGAAAGATCATGCCCCTCACTCAACAGAATCATTACATTGTCGGTTATCACGACACATTACATCAACATTATGAAATCTGCGAGTACGCTGTAGATTCATATAACGCAATACAAAATTCCAAAGAGGATGTTCCTTATTTACAGGAGCATCCTCATTTTATTGACTATTGTACAAAAGAGTTGCCTGAGATTGATAGAATCACTCATCTTATGGCATCTGGTATACCTATGGGTCACTGATTATGAAACATGAAATAATGTGGTGGATGAGTAGATTGACTATCATGGTTACATCACTTTTTCTATCATTCACTTTAGCAGCACAAGCATATGCTGCAGAAGTTACTATGGGTTCAAATGGTAATTTAGTTTTTGAACCAAATGATATTACTATTAACGCTGGTGATACAGTTACCTTTACTAATGGAGCATTACCTCCACACAATATGATAGTAAAGGATCATCCAGAACTATCACATGGAGATCTAGCATTTGCTACTGGTGATAGTTTTGATGTTACATTTCCAGATGCAGGAGACTTTGATTTTCAATGTGATCCTCATGCTGGTGCTGGTATGAAGGGGGTTATCCATGTTCAGTAGTTTTGTAGAATGGATAGGACAGAACATGAATACTCTTGCCTTATTCAGTTGGGTAATATTTTTACCTATAGGATTCATGTCAATAGATGCACCAAGAAATCCGCACAGATATAATCATAAGTAATGGGTGAGGTTGTCTGGTCAATAAATATTATGCTTGCTTTACTTTTAGTAGCAGTAGGTGTTAGTATATACTGGATATTTAAGTACGATGATTGGTATCCTAACTCCATTAATGATAAGCATGTCTCCGAATCAGGCGATCCAGGACATGCGGAATTGGGAAGCAGAACAGAATAGAACTCCCGTAGAAGAATCTATAAATAGTGCGATAGACCTTTGGGAGGAACCAGAAGATGGGAGCAATGACACCCCCGACCAGGAAGAGTTGTTACAACTTCCGAGTAACGGAGATCAACCGAGTACTGGACGGAGACACGATAGATGTCACCATAGATCTTGGATTCGATTTATTCAAGAAAGAACGGGTAAGAATTGCGGGAGTAGATACTCCAGAGAAAAGAACCAAAAACCTTGAAGAAAAGGAGTTAGGAATTGATGCTACCAACTGGCTTAAAGAAAAATTGGAAGGAACTCTTGCTGGTGACGATCAGCTTTTCATTCGTACTG